TTTGTCTACCATGACGTACGGAACGCGCAATCCTCCGTCTAGATTTTCCCAAGGGGGGACAGGCAAAAACCTGACTCTTTTGGCTAGATAACCGACAGTTCGCCGTAACGGTATTCCCGTCACAGCTGACCAGAGGTTGAGGTTATTGATTGCTACGTAGCGATCCTGCTGTGTACGAAGTCTCTTTATGTAGACTCCGCGCACATACTGACCTTTAAACCAGTCAGCACCGCAGGACTCGCGAAACGGTCCCTCAATAAAGGACTTCTGCTGATTGACTTTAAAACCAAGCAGTGTAAGAAGGCGAATGACATCGTCGACGATTTCTCGTTTGACGATTATGTCATCACCGAACACTGCCCAATTGCCAAGTCGATCACGGTTGGGATTATGGAGTTCGATTCTCCTAAATCTAGCCGCTGCAGAGACGACCGAAGCAAAGATAATGGTCTGCAAGGGGAAGGTTGTACCGTTCCCCATCGTAGATACCATATTCAATGCTACTGGCACTTCGCCAAGTTGCGTCTTTGGACACCTCATCATTTCAAGCCACCTTAAGAAGTCTGGTGGCAAGATCTGACTAAGCATCCTTAGACTCAGCGAGTCGGAGGCACTCTCTAGATCGATAGTACATCGATCATCTGAGATGCTACCACGACGTGCCAACTCACGGTTTTTATCAGGTTGATCACTAAGGTCGATTCCGAAGAATCGCCTCAAACGATCTTCCAGGATACGCCCAAAGCCTAGCTGAACATACATGTTCAACGTCGGCTCAGAGCATATCAACCGTGAGATGTCGTTAGTTTTATTGACAAAGTGTAACTTGCTACCTTCGACTATACGAGCAGGTCCATAGGTCTCTTGCCTTTTAATTTCGGCAGCGAGCATTTCTGGCCTGTTTGTAATATAGTCCTCGTACAAAGTGACGAGTAAAGAGGAAGTCGCAGTTAAAGGAGAAGCATAAAGCTTCGTGTAGAAGTCTTTGCCCATGGCACCGACAGATGAACCCGGCCCGCACCTTCCCTCATCAAAAATTTGATGGTGGTTAGATACGAGTGGGTACCTGTTTTTAAGGTTCCAAAAGCGACTCAGCGTTTCTTTCAATTCGCCGAGTAAGACCTCATCCTTTGAAGACTGCAAACATAACTCCCAAGTCCCACAGTCTGAATTGACTTGTTGGAACTTATCAAAAGCACGCTGATCAGCATCAGGCGATTTCACTTCAACAAATTTCTTGTAGAAGGTCTTCGACAGTGTGAGAGCAGCGAACTCCCGTGGAGTTATATCAGGCCATGCCTCGGAATAATCTTTCGAAAACCCCGGAACGGCATCACCTAAATCCTCTAGAAGGCAAGAGTAAAGAGCTTGAGAGTTAACACCCATCGAGCTTGTCTCCCTAAGTGTTGATGAAGAAGGATTTTGTTACGTTGCTTACTCTGCTGGAACTTCCAGCACGCACTCACCGTTTCCGTTGAGTGCGGCCGACACACCTAGTGCCGACAAGAGTGCAACAATAATTATTTCCTTCACATATCGGATAATTCGCTTTTTCAAGCCTGCCATTAAAGCAGACCTGTAATCAACGAATCACCGACATCGGCTGAGGTGTCCGAAAGGGCACCGATGAAAGCCGACATCATCGCGCGAACGCTCTCGGGGTCCTGCTCGTCAGCGCCGGCCGGTATCTCAATTTGACACCGGACGATCGCAATGGCGACCTGACCATTCGAGTTGATCTCCACACCCTTTCGGATGATGAGAGACCAGCGATTACGCGCCACTTGGGCAACATAGCCCGTCACCGGATTGGCCGGCCCGAGAGTCCTAAGGGACTTCGGTCGGGCGAAAGCCATGGTGAAGGGTTTGCTCACCGAATGTGTTTCCACTCCGGTTTGCGTACCTCCCAATGCAGTTACGGCTTTTTGAACGCCTTGGCTGCCATCTGGATAAGTGTCGCTCGTAAGGGTGTACGTCGGTGACGTCAACCCTGTCTGAGCGGCCCCGGTTAAGGGACTACTTGGTGACCACGTCATGTGGATCTCCTTGTGGTTTGCACAAATGTGCGGGGTTTATGGAAAAGGCTACCTACTTGCTCGCCCAAACTCGGACAAGGCATCAAATGCCTTTAACCGAGCTAGCGCACCGATATTGATCCATTTTAATGAACCAATACCGGGAACCTCAAAACCAAAGGAAGGCACAATGCTTCCTTGGTAAGAGTCGCGCGTTACGTTTGAGTAGCGGTAAGTAACCCGATAGGGCAAAAACTGGGCATCACTCAGTAAACCTTGGCTTACTCTGGTTTTTAGGAGATCCTCATCGAGCCAGCTATCGACAACAGTGTCGACAGTGTATCTTTGAGTCCTCTTTAACCATCGTTTGTCAAAGAACTGGTATCCCCAGGCAGTGATTATATCTCCAACATTGGTGAAATAATCTATTAGGAAAGACCATGGGGTTAATTCCCATAGCGTGGGCAGTATTTCCTCCCAGCGGACTCCGAATAAATCGAAGGCCGCACCGGAAGTATTTCCTGCTCCACAACCGACGAGGCCAGAGTATATGGTCTTTGCAGTTAGATGCAAGTCAGTGCTGTAGTAGTATCGTCCAAAGCCCCAGTTCCGGTAGGAACTGGACCAGTTTACGACCTTTTCTGCAACACCAACTGCATTTACCCTCTTACTGTGTCCGTACCACTGGTTATCGTAGCGCGCAAGCGCTTCGGCACCAGAACGTACATCACTTATAAGAGGAGCTGCACCATAGACGTACTCCAGCCAAGTCTCCGACGCAATGATGCTTCGACGACGACGGTTCCTCACGCCCCGGATTCTCTCGATGAGAGTTTGCCGGTACGCGGGTAGGCCGAGTCTTAGCGCCTTTGCCGGATTCCTAATCTGACGTAGCGTTTCGCGAAGTTCGCCAAGAAATACGCCACTCTGGAATTGAGTGGATACCTCTTGAATTTTACGAACCAGCTGCTTTTTTGCCTCTTCATTGGAATCGTCGAGTAGCTGTGAAATGTCACTATGATAATTGAAGGGGGTCACACTTTCGAGATCCCCAAACCGGGTCAGGAAAGCACCAGTGAAGTTAGGTCCAGGAAACATCCTGAACAACCCACTCTGCTTGTTTATAACCTGATACTCTACACCATGCAGATGCGTGGTTGCGTCTTCTCCGCGAGCGATCCGATCGCGCCAGTCAGGGATATTAGGCCCTGTCCAGCGTACCGAATTGATGCTCTGAGAGCTAGACGAAGAGTAGTCCGTCCACTTATCCAGAGGTTTACTATAATATTGGTACGCTAAGTACCTATAAAACCTGTTGGGTGTGGTTATCATAGTATATGCCATTTCTGCTCCTTTTGGACCGGTAGTTTTGAATACTACCAGAGACCGTCGGTGTGAGATTCCTCACTGTCAGGTACGTGCGCGTCACAATAATAGTGGGCGCCAACCTTAGTGAGCATCTCAGGGTTATCACTTGAGAAACTGCAGTTTCGATTGAAACAAACAGCGTACCAAGCGACACCCATCCTGTCATCACCATCACTGTTGGGGAACAGCGCTGGCAATTCGTCACCTACCATGTCTGGATGAGAATCAATACGATTCATCGTCGAAGACAGGTCGGATTCGATTTCGCCAGCATCCCATTGCAGGAGTGCGGCAACGTTGTAGAGGTCCTCATAAGACATGAGTCTTAGAGCCTCCCTACTAGGAAGCATCAGTAAATGATGTTTGCTTGAGTCTTCCAACCTCTCCTTAATTTTAAGAAGATCGTTGAGAAGTACATCTTTGTCGCATTTCTTACACATGGAATTTCTCCAACTAGGTTATGACAAGAGCGCCG